GATGTGGCTTCAGGAACAGTAGAGAATGTAGATGCTAGAATCAAAGAGATAGGTGGAATTGTATCAAGTGCAATTTCAGGTCTTATTTCAAATGTGAATCCTATCCTACAAGCACTCATTCCTGTAGTAGTATCACTGATTCAAGAAGTAGTGGCGATGATTCCAAATATACTCACTGAGATTCTTCCTATTGTGATTGATGGCATCCTTCAGCTTGTAGGTGCTTTGATTGATGCACTCCCAATGCTATTAGATGCAGGAATGCAGATTATTGTATCTATCATTGATGGAATAGCTTCAGCACTTCCCACACTCATTCCAAAAGCTGTAGAGATTATAGTATCTCTTGTGACTGGATTACTTGCAGCACTTCCTCAGCTAGTAGAAGCTGCTTGGAATATGATTCAAGGTCTTGCTGATGGCTTGATCACAGCAATACCTCAATTGATTGCTGCACTACCAAAGATCATAGATTCAATCATCAATTGTTTTATGACTGCACTCCCAATGATTATAGATGCAGGAGTGAAGCTTTTGACATCACTTGTGAATGCATTGCCTACTATTATTCAGCAAATCGTGGCTGTGCTACCTAAGATCATCAATAGCATTATAAATGCAATCATTGGATCAGTACCAATGCTTATTGATGCTGGAATTAATCTTTTGACTGCACTTGTAGGTGCATTGCCTGATATTATTATGACTTTACAAGTAGGATTGAGTGATATTATTACATCAATTTTAGATGGACTGATAAATGCGATACCTTTACTCATTCAGGCAGGTATTGATTTATTTGTAGCTTTGGTGGATGCACTACCTAAGATCATTCAGACGATCTGTGATGCACTTCCTCAGATTGTAGATAATGTGGTAACGCATCTGATAAAAATGATTCCACTACTGATTCAAGCAGGAATCACACTACTGACTTCGCTTGTAAATGCACTGCCTACTATCATTCAGACAATTGTGACAAAATTGCCACAGATCATCAATTCAATCGTAAATGCACTTATAGGCATGATTCCTCAATTGATTCAAGCAGGGATTCAGTTATTTGTAGCAATCGTATCAAATATGCCTGCTATTATTGCAGGAATCTTGAAGGCACTACCACAAATCTTGAAAGCTCTCAAAGATGGATTCACAGGAATGCTTGGAGCAATGGGAGACATTGGTCTCAATCTTATAAAAGGGATATGGAATGGGATCTCTGATGCAGCAGGATGGATCATGGACAAAATCAAAGGATTTGGGAAAGGCATACTTGATGGAATCAAGGGATTCTTTGGTATCAAATCACCTTCCACTCTATTCAAAGAAGAGGTTGGTAAGAATCTTGCTCTTGGACTTGGAGAAGGATTCACTGGAGCAATGGGAGATATTACAAAAGAGATGAAGGGTGCAATTCCTACATCTTTTGACACACAGATAAATCCATATTTTGATGCACCAAGTGGCAGCAGTCTTGCAAAAGAATCAGGAAGTACAAAAAATCACAATTATAATGTAACTATCAATAACAATTCAAAATTCACATCACCTGCTGAAAATGCAAGGCTTTTTAGAAAAGAGATGGAATTCTTCAAGCTCAAGGAAGGGATGGTGACTGCATGATAGATAGAACAATTATTTGTATATCTGATAAAGGTTATAAAATTGGATTCACAAGCAGATTCCCTTACTTCCTTGACAAAGTAGAAGGAGTATATGAGACATCAGGAGAGATTATAAGCTCATCTTCAGCAAATAGCATAGGAGAGAACTATCAAGGCACACATATCCCAAAGAGATCAATCACAATTATAGGATATATGCAAAGGGATACAGGAAGGGATCTCAGGCAGAATCTATACAGATCATTCCCAAGAAGGACATTTGGAGAGTATCATCACTATGAAGGAGAAATCCAAAGAAAGATTAGATATCAAGTGGAATCTGTGAAGATTGTACCAAGTGGTATATATCATAAATTTATGATCAATCTTATTTGCATGAATCCTAATTTCACTGACTTTGAATTCACTGATGTATCAATAGGCAGATGGAAGGCACTCTTCCATTTTGATCTGATCATTCCATTTGATGAAGGCTTCATGTTTGGGGAGAAATCAGAAAGTAAAATTGAAGTGATTGAGAATCCTACGGAATTTGACTGGGGATTAAAGGTGGTACTTGAAGCTCATGATGTAGTAACAAATCCATATATACACTGTATAGAGACTGGACAAAGGCTCACAATCAACAGAATCATGCCTTTTGGTGAGGTCATTGAGGTGACTACAGGATTGCACAATAAGAACATCAAGCAGATCACTCCTACTGGATTCAATTACAGGAACAATTGGCTCACTCATGATTCAGTATTTCTTCAAGTAGGATATGGAGTGAATTCCTTCAGAGTAGGAGCAGAAGATAATGAGAATCAATTGAGTGCAGATATCTCATACATGAGAGAATATGGAGCAGTGTAATATGAGTGATAACAATAAAAATATTTATATAAGAGTATTTGATACATCACTGAATCTGCTTGGAACTATTGATGATTACATGAGTATCAGGTGGAGAAGAATGTACAATGAAGCAGGAGAATTTGAGATTCTTGTGCTTGCATATATCTATCCTATGTATTTATTCGCACCTGATAATATCATTGTAGTAGATGGAAAAGAAGAAGCTGCAATCATTGAGAATCTCAAGATTGATGACAATGGCACAGAATCCACTATCAATGTATCAGGAAGAATGCTCTCATCTATTTTAGAACGTAGGATCATCAAATCAAGAATCAATTTCACGGGTACAATTGTAAATGGAATGAAGGCTCTTGTAAATGCAATGACACCATTCCCAAATCTACAAGTATCAACTGCAAGTGTGCCGAGTGCAAACATTATATTCCAAGTTACATATAAGAATGTATATGATCATCTTGTGAAGCTGTCACTTATATCAGGCATTGCTTTTAGGATACTTCCTGATCTGATCAATAAGAAATTCATTTTTGAAGTATATAGTGGACTTGATCGAACAGCAAAGCAATCCATCAATGAGAGGTATACCTTCTCTACAGGTCATGATAATCTGTATAAGTCGGAATATATGAATTCTATGAGGACAGAAAAGAATTATGCTTTGATTGGTGGACAAGGAGAAGGAGCAGCAAGGGTACTTGTAACAATCAGCAGAGGTGGAAAGACAGGCTTTGATCTGAGAGAGACATTTGTGGATGCAAAGGATATGGAGCAAGGAGATGCTACTCTTCCTGAATATAGAAGCCAATTGGCACAAAGAGGACAAGAAGCACTCACAGTAGAGATGGAGCAATTAGAAGCGGATGTGAATGCAATAGATTACAGAGTGAAGTGGAATCTTGGTGATTATGTGAATGTAGTATATGAGGAATGGGGAATCTCTACAGAAGAACAGATCACAGAGGTAGAAGAGATCCATGAAGGAGTATCTTATCAAGTGATTCCTACATTTGGAACAAAAACACAAGACATAGATCTCAGTGATGAATAAGAAGGGAGATTAAAATGGCAGGAAATAAGAGCCTATATTGGGACGCAATCAATTTGGATAGAGTGTATTATTCACAAGACCTTGCAGATCTACTTGCAAGATATTTTACAAATGGAGTATTCAATAATTCACATCAAGTAGTAGCTTCAGGATCAATGCAGCTCACTGTGAAAAAAGGAAGTGCAAATCTAAGAGGAAGGATGCACATTGATGATGATGTAGTAATCAATATTGCAAATGCAGATGGAAGCCTTCCAAGAATTGACAGGGTGGTACTCAGAGAGGACAGGATACAGAGAATCACATCTGTAGTAGTGATACAAGGCACTCCTGCATCATCTCCTGTGATTCCACCTCTTGTTAGAAACAATAATATATTTGATCTTGCACTTGCAAATGTGACAATTCCTGCTGGAGCAATCGGTATCTCTCAGAGCAATGTATCTGATCAGAGATTCACTGCTGATTGTGGGAATGTGGTGCAAGCAGTACAAACAGCAGATTTCAATGATCTGTGGATTCAATTTGAACAAGAATTCAATGATTGGCTCACATATATCAAAACAGTGCTTGACGGTGATATCATTGGACAGCTGATCATACAGATTGAATCATTACTTGATAAGGTAGGAGCATCCGTGCCTATTGGTGGTATGCTCATTTGGTCAGGAATAAAAACTAAAATACCTGCTGATTATTTGCCTGCTGAAGGACAATCTCTGCTTGTATCAGAGTATCAGAGATTATTTGATATGATTGGTTATACATACGGTGGAAGCGGTGCAAATTTCAATCTCCCTGACATGAGAGATAGAGTAGTTGCAGGCGTTGGAAGTGATACAAATTTTAATACACTTGGCAAGAAATCAGGATCATCATCTCATACACTGACTGAAGCAGAGATTCCATCACATACACATCTACAAGATGCACATAATCATAGAGTGTCTGCATCAGGAGCTTATATGGTGGCGAATGGTGGTGTAACTATTCCAACTGTCGCATTTACAACAGGAACAGGTAATAATGCTGTGGTATCTAATGCCACAACAACATATTCAACGGTTCAATTAGGAGCAAGTACTACAGCAACAAATCAGAACACTGGTAGTGGCACTGCTCATAATAATGTACAACCTACAATGGCACAATTCTATATAATAAAAGTAATAGGGAATCCTTATACTGAGGATGTGAGAGATCTTGATGCAGCTGTTACTAATATAAAAGATGATTTGTCTTATAGTTATGTCGAAAGAAAAACATGTAAAAAGTGGTTAGACGGATCACCGATTTACAGAAAGACAATTCATATACCATCACTACCTAATACCGCAGTACTACAATATCCACACGGTATTTCAAACATCAAATATGTAATAACTATAAGTGGATTTTCTTATGCAACCGCAACAGGAGCGATGCACGCAACCTTACCAATTACAAATCCAAATAACATTGTATCTAATATATCATTGGGAAATTTTAGTACAACAGGCATTTATATAGATGCAGGGGATGACAGGAGTATGTATAGTGCATGCGTTACTATTGAATATACGAAAACAACAGACTAATCTAATTAAGAAAGGGATGAATGAATTTATGAATATTGAATTCGGTGTATTAATCTCCATTTGTCTTGCACTGCTCTCTATCATCACATTCTCAACAAATCGAAGAAGGAATTCTATCGAGGAAGGCAAAGAGCTTGCTATGATCATGTCAAAGCTTGACTTTCTGCAAAATGATATGAAGGATGTAAAAGCTGAGCATAGAGTCGAATTCAAACAAATGAGGGAGCTTCTATCATCCTTACATGAAGAAGTGTCTATCCTGAAGAATTCAGTAAATACTGGACACAGGAGAATAGATAAGCTAGAGGAAAGAATTGAAGCCATAGAAAGGAGTAATCATGGATAAATTTAAGAAAGTATCAAAGTATACCTTGAATATTCTTACAATCGTGAATGCTCTTCTTTTAGGACTATCTCCTATATGGGAGTGGAATCTTGAGAAGGTGACTGCATCTATCGTAGTATTTTGCTCTGTGATCTCTGTGTATCTATTGGGAAATAAAGTGATAGACAAAATTGATGAGCATGAGGAAAGGGGTGAATGATGATGAGAAAAAACATCACCACTATAAATCGCACCATAGCAAATCGTAAAAACATTGACTTCCTATTTATCCATTATGTAGGAGCTGTGAGTAGTGCATGGGATAATTCCCTCTACTTCAAAAGTGTTTTTCGCGGTGCTTCTGCTCATTACTTTGTAGATAGTGATGAGATCGTGCAAGTAGTAGAGGATAAGGATATATCATGGCACACAGGCACTACTGGAGCATATTATCATCCTGTAGCAAGAAATAGCAATTCCATAGGAATTGAGATGTGCTGTGAGATTATTAATGGGAAGCTTGGAGTATCACAATCAGTAGAAGATAGGACAATTGCTCTTGTAAGAGACCTGATGAAGAAATACAGCATCCCTGCATCCAATGTACTAAGACATTGGGATATCACAAGAAAAGGATGTCCTGCCACTCATATCAATGCTCATCAATCAAGATGGGATGATTTCAAGAGAAGAATTGGTGCAGAAGTACCAAGTACACCTGAAGCACCAAAGTCTATCATCATCAGAAGCGGAATTGTGACACCTACCATAGGTCTTAGAATCAGATCAGGAGCAGGAACAGGACACATGCAGATAGGACTACTTGAAAGAGGTACAAGAGTAGATATCTATGAGATCAGAGGGAATTGGGGAAGAATCCATCCTTCAAGTGCAAGATGGATCTGTCTTGATTATATTCAAAGCTCAGGGGCAGCAGTGCCAAATGTGGTAGAGTATCAAGTAAAAACGTCAAAAGGTCTCAATGTAAGAGCAGAGCCTTCTACCACTGCAAGAATTGTAAAGGCATTGCCAAATGGCACAAAGGTAGATGTATTTGAAATCAGAGGTAATTGGGGAAGAATTACCTCAGGATGGATCTCTCTTGAATTTGCAAGAAGAACATAATTATAGTGATCACTCTGTCAAGAATCGACAAGATACGACAAGTACAACATGATATACTGCTTGCAGATCACTTGGTGATCTTATGGGGGCAATGATCGGATAGAGAGTCATGCAGAAGTCATGGCTCTCTTTTTTTTGTGCTATTTGTATATATTATATAATGTACTTGTAACAAAGGAAGCCACACACACCATAAGGAGAGACACCATGAAAAGAACAAGAAATCAAATAGCGAAAGACATTTATAACGCATGCGGTGGAGATTTTATTGACTGTAATAACAACATAGCAGAAAAACAAAATGCTTTGATCAATGCAATTGCATGGATCGAATGTGAACCAAAAGACGGATGGTACAATATTGCAAGAAGACAAATCGAAGCACTAAGAAAAATACAATTTGAAGATGCGGATGATGAAACATTCTTTATTGACCTAATAACTGCATTACCACAAGAGAATCCAAAAGATTTAGTAGATGTAATAAATGACAGTTACAACAGCAAGAAATCTTGGGATGTAGATTACATTAATGAATACATAGCAAAATATGTAGCATAACAAACACAGTGAATTCAGTAACTAATTATAATTATGATTAAAATATAGACCAATAGGAAGGAACACACAATGAAGAGATACATCTATGACATGGTGATCACGCGATTTGAAAAAGACAAAGATGGCACAAAGAAGATCGTGGAGCAGTGGACTGAGCAAAAGTATACTCATACTGGAATGACATCCTTGTATAATAGACTAATAGATGAGTATGGTGCTGATCACATCAAAATAGATGTATCAAGATACTAGATAGGAGCAGTGATGGGATATACTGAAGCACACAAGAAAGCTACACTCAAATACATGAAGGAGAATCAGAAGCGGATAGCAATCAATATGCATATAGGAGAGTATACTCTCCTAAAGAGCTACCTTGATGCCAATGAGCAGTCAGTGTCAGGATACATCAAGGAGCTGATCAGCAATGATGCAAATTATGACTACTGGAAGCGAAAGGTATTACATAATGACAAATGAAGAAGTAATAAAGATGAATCAGATCATTGAAAATCTTGCAAAAATGCAGCTTATTATTGATGTTATAGTACTGAATATCGAAGATATGGATAGATGGAATCAAGGGCAGCAGGCACAGAAGAAGATCACAGAAGCAATTGAAATCTTTGAAAGAATCACATACTAAAAGTAGGACACACTATAAGCACACACATATATGAAAGGCGGTAATACCATGATGACATGCAGCAAATGCGAAAGCGAAAATGTTACAGTATCCATGAATCAGGTCTCAGGAAAGACCAAGACAAAGAATGTGAGCATTCTTGCAAAACTTGGAAGATGGACACTTATCATCTTCACTATGGGATTGTGGATCTTGATTCCAAAGAGAAAAGCAACATCAAACACAAAATTCAAGACAGAAAAGCTTGCAATCTGTCAAGACTGTGGTAATTCTTGGAAAATTAAATAATTGCAGCAGTGCAATAGTGAAAGAGCAAGGAGTGAAAGCATTCCTTGCTCTTTCACTATTTACTGTAATTATTTGATAGCTTGCTATATATTGTGATATATTATATGATCATAACATCATATATATATGTGCTTATATATAAGTGTGCTAATCTTGGTGACACTGTAGTAGCACCATACTTAACACACTTTTATGGACATGATGAGCCTGTAGTATTTGCTGATTTTAGTAGAATTCAATTCCTGTGATCTCACCATTCAAAACATAGAATTTTTCAATGGTACTAGACCAAAATTCTCTCTTCTCTTCCTGATCTAATGTCTCATACATTGAATCAAAATCAGAATCCATCAATGCCTTGAGTGATTTGAAATCTTTCTTTTGTGGTATTTGCACTCTGATCGGCTTCAGCTCTTCCAATTGCTTGTGTATTGATTCATACTCTTCCTTATATTCTTCTTTTGGCAGCAGATCCTCAATGTATAATTCTTTTATCTTCTTGAGCCTTTTATTCAGCTTATCAATCTCTTTTTGATGATCTGTAGGCTTCTGTGATGCAGCAATGATATCATCATACTTCTTCATGTATTCTCTTGCATCATCTCTCCATCTACTAAGTAGCTGTGCTTCAAGCTTGTACTCTGAGATACATTTCTTATTGGTGCATTTATAATCATATCCATCTATGGAGCTTCTTCCAAGCCTGACTCCCTTCCAACACCTGTAAGTGATCCCGTATGCTGTGGACATAGTGCTTGATATCCCTTGATAATCTCATATTGCAGATAGGACAATACATGAATCCATTGAAGAGTGTGACAGGGATCTCTCTGTCATCTCTTGGCTTTCTTGGTGCTTTGTGCCTAACTTCCTGCACTTGATCCCACAATTCCTTAGGTACAATTGCAGGACAATAATCATCAAGGAATTCCTTCTTCCTATACAGCTGATATTTACCAATGTAAGAAGTATCCTGTATGATCTTCTTATAAGTATCAAATGACTTGAAAGGGAAGTGATCCTTGTAATATGCAAAAGCCTTCCTTGTATCTCCTTGTATGCTTACAAAATACTTGAAAAACTCAATCAGATTCTCCTGCTCTTCTTTATTTGCAACATACTTTTGATCTACAATATCAAATCCATATTTCTTTGAGCCTGAGATCACAAGACCATTTTTTCTCTTATTCGCAAATACATAATTGATTCTATCTGATGTCTGGTCAGATTCATTCTGAGCTATGGATAGCTTGATATTTAGGTGCAATCTACCATTTGATGTAGTGGTATCATAATCTTCTTCTGTAGCCTTCCAATGGACACCATGAGTATCTAATACTTCCATTGTCTTATAATAATCAGCTATATTCCTAAACCATCTATCAAGCTTGATGAAGATGATCAGATCAATTCTATCAGCCTTCACATCTTCAAGCATCCTTTGGAATGCCTTTCTACTTCCAAGCCTCTTTCTGGCAGTAATTCCATCATCTATATAAAAATCATATATCTTCAGATCATTATCTCTTGCATATTTTTCAAGAGTCTCTTTTTGTGCTTCCAATGACAATCCATGCCTTGCTTGCTCTTCAGTAGATACTCTAATATAACAAGCTACATTTTTCATTATCTGCTTATTCTTATTCAATTTATATCACCACCTAGTAATGCATAAATTCGACAACACAATTCTACAATCATATACATTTTGCTCTTACAAAATGATTGATTTTGTATTTTATTCTGACATTTGCATTGATACAATTTTACCATAAATATGAACAAAAAATCAACAAATGTTACAAATATTAATGTTATATACATTTTTTGTTTACATAAATTGACAATCATTGTAATGTAGTAAATGTGGTGCAAACCACACTACACAAGAGAAAGGAGAAGATATGGGAAAAAGAAGGATTGCAATCTTCTCAAATCTGCAAGCAGAGATGGTAAGAAATGGAATCACTCAATCGGATATGGCAGAATTCCTGAATATGAATGAAAGGACAGTAGGCACAAGAATGAGTGGTGACTCTTCCTTCTCTGTATGGGAGATGTGGAAGATAAAAAAGGAATACTTCCCTGAGCATACTCTTGAGTATCTCTTTCATCCAAGAGAGCTTGGAGAGTGATGTCATGGGATTTGATGTACCAAGAGTATATGCAGTCATGATCAGTATCCTTGAGAGAAAGCATGGATGCAAGGTGCTTGGATTTGAAGTGAAGAAAGTAGGTGAATCAAATGTTTTACAAGAAGAAGTACATAGCAGCAATGCAGAAATTACAAGCAAAGGACAGATCGAATGTAATGCTGAAGAAAAGAGTGAATGAATTGAATGCAATCATTCATGACATTGCTGTGATCCATGAGACAGAAGGATATGGTAATTATCGTAGAGTAAAAGAAACAATTGATCTAATTGATGAAAGGTGGAAGCTGTAATATGTGGGTATATATAAAAACACAATCTAATTTGTGGACTGTAGGATTCTACTCTCCTGATGGAGAATGGCATGGAGATAGTGATTGGGATGACAGTGAAGAAGCATGTAAAAGATGCAATTATCTGAATGGTGGAAAGGTGGAAGATGTAGATGAATTATAGAACTTGCATCATTGATGAGAAAGGTACAAAAGCATTTTTTTATCAATTCACTGATGGAATGGTAAGGAATTACTTTCAAATGTATCCATATTCAGCAGAAAATATTATCAAAAAAATGAGAAAACATGGGAATAGTCAAGTATGAAGTAAAGAGAAGTGAGTGCAATGAGATAGATACTTGTGAGACTGTGTATCATGACCCTATCACTGGCAGAATCTACTGTGGAACATGTATAGCAATTGAGCATGATCTTGATGATAGACGAATGATCATTACCAATACCATTGAGTATGCAGATGATGATTAGTAGCAATGGCAGCAGTCACACAAGAGAAGAGAAAGGATGATTTGATGGAAAAGATGACTGTAGGAAGATTGAAAGAGATTTTATCTCTATATCCTGAAGATAAGATCATTACATCAAGAATCATATTGATAGATGATGAATGTGGTGATGTGGTGATATATCCAAAGATTCTAGGAATAATTGAAGATGAATCAAGTGTATCAATCATAGGAGAAGATGGATCATGAGTGATAACAGAAAATATTACTATATGAGATTCAAGGAATCATTCTTTGATTCAGATGAGATAATACTACTAGAATCAATGCCTGATGGATATATATATGTGAATATATTGCTAAAACTATATCTCAAATCTTTGAAATATAATGGCAGGCTCATGCTCAGGGAATATATCCCTTATAATTCTCAGATGATAGCAAGTATCACAAGGCATCAAGTGGGGACTGTAGAGAAAGCTCTTGATATATTCAAAGAGCTTGGATTTATTGAAGTGCTTGATAATGGTGCTATTTATATGCTTGATATTGAGCTTTTTATAGGACAAGGAAGCACAGAAGGAGAGAGAAAGAAGCTTCAGAGGATGAACATCGAAAAAGAGAAGCAATTGCTAATATCTCCACCTGAAGAAAACCTGAGGACAAATGTCAAGACAAATTGTGGACAAATGTCCGACACTTATCCACCATATATAGAGATAGAATCAGAGATAGAATCAGAGATAGAATCAGAGATAGAATCAGAGATAGAATCAGAGATAGAATCAGAGATAAAATCAAAAACAAAAAAACATAAAGCTCAAGTCATGTATTTTGATGATGTAGAGGTAGATGCTCTTTTTCATGAATTCCTTGATATGAGGAAAAGCATGAAGATCAAAAATTCTGATAGAGCTATATCACTTTTGATGAATAGGCTTAATAAGCATGATTCTATTACTCAAAAGAAAATGCTTGAAGAATCTATCATCAATGGATGGAAGGGAGTATTCTCACCAAAGGTAGACAATGGAAAGAAATCCGAAAGCCTTCAGGATAAGCTTGATAGAATAAAATACTTATAGGAGATATTATGATTACAAGAGAGCAAGTGAAGCAGGTACTGATTCTGCTGGATGAAGAGTATGGGGATGTATTCCCAAAAGACAATGACAATGCAAAGCTCAAGATTGATACATGGCACAAGATACTTGAGAAGCACACTTGGGAGCAAGTGCAGGCAGCAGTCATGAAGCTAATGAGCAGGAAAGTGTATGGGAAGCCTAAAGTCGGTGATATCATGGAGATATTGAAACCTGTGCCTGTGCATGAGAATCTTGGAGCAGAATTTGCTGACTCTATGATGGACTTACTCAGGAGATATGGTACTGAGTACATGGGAGAGCATGTGCATAGGATTTGGGGTGATATAGGTCTCAAGATCTTCTTGAGTGTAAGAAGTGAGATGAGATACCTATTAACGGATGATGTAGGTACTTTCAAGGCACAGCTCAGGAATCTATTCAATTCAAAAAAAGAAAGAGCAGATCATGGAAGACTGATCATTGGTCTTGATGAAGCACCAAAGCTTCCTCAGATTGAATCATCAAATGTGACAATCGTATCAGGTGAGAGATCACCAAGCACAATCAAGATGATCCATGATGTGATGGACAGACTAAGGAGAGAGCTATGACAAAAGGATGTGGAGTGCTACTTTGGTGCCTTAATACAAGCGGTGCATGTGCCTCTTTACTTGATCAGTGTGAATATCGTAGTGCTTATGAGAAGGCGATACCAAAAGAAGTGATATATAAAAACAGTCAATACCATTGTCCAAGATGTAAAAATGTATCAGTAGATGATCCAAATTTTGAAATCTTATTCAATTGCTGCTCATTTTGTGGGCAAGCAATAGATTGGAGTAAGTATGCTGAGAGACATTGATGTGAAGAAGGTGAAGGCTCTTCTTGAGAAAGCACAGCAGCTCATGGAAGAAGAGGATGATATTGAGATTGATCTCAATGTAAATCACTGGGAAGTCATCTCACTGGTAAATATCATGAATGAGATAGAGAAGTATCATATTGGTATAAAGCCTGTAGAGGTGCAAAATGCTTATAGGACATCAAGAAAGCATCCTGAGAAGTACTTAGTGTGTGGATGCTGTAAGGAGAATAAGCTATTCAGGAAAGTATCAGCCTTTGAAGGATATTGTTTTTACACAGGATACAAGATTGACTGGAAAGGACATGATTTGGAGAAAGGAGAGTAAGATGGATTTTGTAGGAATTATGCTGATCATATTTCAAATCATCATGATACTGCTTGGGATATTTGCATTATTTGTTGTTTTCTTTATCGCGGTAGGAGTGATCAGAGGATTACTGTCAAAGAAAGACAAGAGGTGATGTATGATACATAGAGCAGAGATCCTGATGAAGCTCCCAAGCTTGAATGAGGTGATATATGCAAATAGGCAGAGTAAGTACTTAGCTGCAAGCATGAAGAATAAACTAGAAGCGGAAATCTCATGGTACTTGCTGAAGCTAAGACCAATAAAGAATCCTGTGAAGATACATTGTACATGGGTAGAGAAGACGGCCAAGAGAGATGCAGATAATATCATTGCAGGCGGAAAGAAGTATATACTGGATGCACTTGTAAGCACAGGAGTACTACCTGATGACTCACAGAAGTGGGTGAAGGGATTTACAGATATCATCCAAAAGGGTGAAGACTGGAAAATTATACTTGAGATTGAAGAGCTTGAAGAAGAGGTGGAGTCATGATGTATCTGATCGTAATAATAAGCATATCAATCTCTATGCTAATTGCTACAAGCTTTATAGTATACTATCTTGAAATTTTGCGGAAGATAGAAGGATATGATAAAGAATACAAATTCCACAATAAGGTGATCGATGTACGAATCATTATGATTTTATCGATATTCATCTGCTTGGTGATCGTGATACCTGTAAGGCACAATGTGATCCATGAATCAAGAGATGTACAAGGTACAATTACAGCATTGCACATAGAGGAAGAAAGAAGAGGATGCTTTTGTGGTAATTGCACAAGAAGTAATCTGATCATCACAATCAAGCTTGATGATGGTAGAGAGATACAAATGAATCACAATAGATTTAATCCTGAAGCCACAAGAGGATGCTGTGAATTCTATGCATCAATGAATGTAGGTGACACAGTGGTTATCAATCAAAGAGAGAACATGGTGACAGGTGAACTAAGACACAGGAATATAAGAGTGATACAAGAGAGGTGAAGAAAATGGATAAAAGAAATATAGAGATCATGAGAGTAGTGATTGTATTTGCAAAAGATGATTATATCGTAAATGATATGTACAAGGATGAGTATGAGTGCCTGATTAATTCCTACCACAAGGGAAAGATTCATAAGATATACGCAGCAGATACTATCTTTCACGTAAACACAAAGAGAGTAGAGAACATTTACATTGCACAAAAGGCAGCAGGTGATGATGCAACCGTGAGGGATACGCATGAAGATCTTACAGCTTAATACACAAAGTCAAATTGCACTCTCAAGATATTATCATACTTACTTGATGTATAAGGACACATTGAGGATACTGGAAGAAGTATTTGATTACTCCATGAAACCTCAGCTAAGACTCCAAGAAATAAGCACCACAAAGAGAATGATGGAGAATCAACTAAAATCATTCAAGAATGTGTGTGATCTGTATGGTGTATATCCTGATGAACAATGGTATGCGAAACTGAATGAGGAAGTAGAGCAGGAAGAAAGAGATGAAAAGTGGATCATCAAGAAGCATTGGGAGTATGTGAGTGCTTTCAAGAAGCTCTACAAGGATAACAAGGAATTGATAGACCAAGAGATACAAGAGCATCTTGATCTATTCAAGCGGTAGCAAGTCTAAAGCCTACTAGGTCTCAAGGAATGAACGTCACGAATTCAAAACATGAATACCAATGGCAGCAGGCATGAAGATTTAGGTGCAAGTCTGTAGATGTTATTACTTACAGGCTTGTACAGAAAGGATATGAGAGAAGCATAAATGCATAAGACAATAGACAGAGAAGATGCACTCAAGCTTCTTGGATATATCATGATGACTAGTGATGTGCTAAGTGATGAAAGGCTTCACCAAGTGTGGGAGTGTATCAAGGCATCACTAGAAGAGAAGAAGTGCTGCTCTCATTGCCAATACTTTAGAAATTGCAATCAGGCAGCAGTAAAAGGATAGGAGAGAGATATGATTGAGAATGTAATTGAGTGGATAAAAGGACAAAAGACTGCTACTGTCACAGCTTGTAGTAATACAAGGCTCAAGAGTAGAGTGCTAAAGCTATCAGAGAAGCATCCTGATCAGTGCAAGGTACAAAACAATAAGGATGGATCAATTTGTGCAAGGCTTCCTGTAGATTGGATAAAGATCAATCCACCAATACAGCTCACAGAAGAGCAAAAGAAGGTAAGAGGTGATAGATTGAAACTATTCCACCAACAAAAGAAAGATTGATATATTTGCAATCGTGATTATATAGTGGTTAAAAGCACTCTAAAACGAATCAAAACACACTAAGCCTATATAAGTTAGGATAAGCACAAAAAAAGCGAAATAGAGCAAATTATGCACAATAGTATAATACAAGGAGATAAAATGACACAGCAGGAATTTCAGGACAAGATGAAAGTAATTCATGAATTCATCGTAGAATTGAATAATGGCTATGGGATGGACGTGATAATGTATGCAAAACATAAGGCAGATGCAGCAGCACTATGTGTATCAGATAGTGATCCTATGGTTTTAGTGATTAATCTTTTGAAGGAAATAGGAGATTATCATGGATATGAGATGCCACAAGAACTACAAGACTTGTTATCTATGATCAACAAACGAATGCAATAAGACAAGAAGGCAGCAGTCACACAGGTAGAATGAGAATAAGGAGATGAGAGGATGATGAATATAAGGGAATTGCTAGAGCAATATAATTCAAAGCTCTTAAAGATTGAGAAGCTAAAGAAGAAGATACTAGAGATCAGCAATGCAGATGTGTCTCTTGGTGCTTTTGCTTATGATGATGTAAAGGTACAAGCAGGAAGACAATCATCCAAAGTAGAGAGCCAAGCGATCACAAGGCAGGACACTATGGATGAGATGCACAAGATGATTGATGATCTTGAGGTAGATATCAGCATTACCAATAGAGCTATAGGAATCCTGAAGAGTAAGAATCAAAAGATCATCCGTATGAAGTACATCAGTAACTTATCCATTGGAGAGATCGCTGATGAGCTATGCATGAGTGATGATGGAGTGATGAAGAATATATCATCAAGTATCATAACCATGCAAAAAGAATTAGAACTATTATGAAAATTGCACAAAATATATATACTTTATATAAAATTTATAGATAAAGTACATGAAAATTTGACAGGTATATGATATTATGCTGACAGTGATACGTGAGTAATCATAGTATGACCTCCTGAAATAATTCAATAGTGTGGCTACTACAAGAAAGATTCTCTATGAAGAGAGTCTTTTTTGTTTATATAAAGACAAAGGATAGATGCACATGCGTAAGTATTGCAATCAATGTCAAGCATTTGTAGATCACAATCACAGATGCAAGAGAAGACTCACGAAGCAGCAGCGAGACAAGTACACCAAAGATACAGAAGCCAAGAGAGTGAGAGACTCAGGAGCTTGGAAGAGAAAAAGAGAAGAGATCAAGCAGAGAGACAAGTATTTGTGCAAGGTATGTGCAGCTCAAGGGATATATAAGACATACTCACTAGAAGCACATCACATCAAAAGTATAGAGGATGATCCATCACTTGCTTATGATAATGATAACATCATTACACTATGCAGCATACATCACAAGGCAGCAGATGCAGGAGAGATCACAGCCAAGTACCTAAGATCACTCATCACTATGACTGACTGAAGACTGACTGAAGAGTGACCAATGGCAGCAGTCAAACATAAAAAGAAAAATAAAAAGAAATATAAAAAGAAAAAAAAGGCAGCAGTCAAACATAAAAAGAAAAATAAAAAGAAATATAAAAAGAAAAAAATGGCAGCAGTCTTGCAAGATAGTAAGAAAATCCTGCAAGAAAGATACCCGCCCTACTCTTGCAGTCGAACAAATATTCTGTTTAATCCACGAAACTTGTCCTATATATACACAACTCACACAAGAATATAGTCTTTTTTGGAAGTCAAGCGAACAGTCAAGAAAATAACTGCAAGATTTAATCACCTGCTTGCATAAGTAATGGAGTGATCATGAGAAGGTATGAAGAGATAGAGATAAGCCTACTGAAGCCTTACAAGAATAATGCAAGGACACATTCAGAAGAGCAGATCACACAGATAGCAAATAGCATCAAGGAATTTGGATTCATCAATCCTGTGCTGATAGATGGTGATCACAATGTAATAGCAGGACATGGAAGAATCATGGGAGCTAAGAAGCTTGATCTGAAGAAAGTACCTTGCTTATTTATCGAGGATCTTACTGAAGAGCAAAAGAGAGCTTACATACTTGCTGATAATAGACTTGCTGAGCTTGCAGGATGGGATAGAGAACTCCTGAAGATTGAGCTGGAAGAATTGACTGCACTTGACTTTGATATCTCAATTGCAGGATTTGACTTTGATGAATGGATTGATGAGCCTGATCAAGAGTATGATGAATCCATTGATAATGTAGATATAGAAATTCCTGAAGAGCCAAGTGCAAAGCTTGGAGATATTTACCAATTGGGAAACCACAGATTGATGTGTGGAGATGCCACCAATAGACAGCAAGTGCTTGATCTTATAGGGGGGGTGAATCCTGATATAGTATATACTGATCCACCATATGGTATGTATTTAGATACTGATTATTCAGCAATGAAAGATATATTAGACTTTACAAAAGAC